TGGTGGAGCTGGCGGGAGTTGAACTCGCGTCTGAAATGAGTATAAATCGTTGAAAATAAAAAATATTTTCTCCGTGTCAGGCTTCGAGTGCATTTTACGTGCATATTGAGGTCTGTCTAACGTCCTGATTCTGTCCAACATTTTGAAATATTTACCCCGCTACAGAGCGGCTGAAATCGCGGTTTTACCGTCATATTCAGCCAGGTATTTACCGTAGTTGCGGAATATCATTTCCGGCCCTTTGTGGCCCATCTGTCCGGCAAGCCAGAAGAGGTTAACGCCCTGGCTAATATGCTTGGTGGCGAAGGTGTGCCGCGTCTGGTACGGGTTACGATAGCGCACGCCAGCTTTTTTCAGGGTCGGCACCCATGCTTTTTTACGGATCGCGTCGGCGTTCGCCCAGGGTTCTCCCGTTTTTGGATCGCTGAATATGAACTCACTTTTCATAAAGGTGTATTGCTTCTGCGCCTGCAGGGCAGCCAGCGCCTCACTGTTCAGCTCAACCTTACGGGTACCGGCTTTTGTCTTGGTGCCTTTGAGTACCCCTACGACACTGGCCGCCTGTACGTGAGCTGTGTTCGCTATGGTGTCGAGATCAGTCCAGCGCAGCGCGCACAGTTCGGAGCTCCGCAGACCGGTATTGAAAGCAAAGCGGAACAGGTTTTCCCATTCCGGGTACCTGCAGCTCTGGTAAATGGCGAGGGTTTCCGCTGGCGTGAACGGGTCAACCTCGTAATCGTCGGCGCTCGGGCTGCTGTCGATCACGTGGTACCGGCTGGCGCTGACAAGGGTTACCGGGTTAATGGTCAGCAGGCCATCCGTAACAGCTTCATCGATGGCGCTGCGCAGAAACGAAAGGTTATTCCTGGTCGTTTTCAGCTTTGTTTTCCGGCTGGCTATCCAGTTTTTAAGGACCGCTGGCGTCAGTTCTGACACGTGGAGTTTATGCAGAGCTGAAAGCGCCGACAGGCATTTTTCATAACCGTTGATAGTCGACGGGGACAGGTTGCGGTTCTGGCAGATTTTCAGGTACTCGTCCAGATAAGACTTTATGTTTTTGGTTTTCTTTACCACCCCGAACAGCTCCAGCTTTTTGGAGTTGGGGAAATATTTCGCATATTCAAAGGTGCCACTGACGATCTGGTTTTGTATCTCCCCGAGCAGGCGCTCGGCGTACTTCACACCGCGCGCGTTTGCTTCCATTTTGGAGAGGGGCTCCCGGCACAGAACCCCTTTGTATGTGAAAGTGATAACCAGAGTGTCGCCAGTTTTATGCTGGCGGATGGTTACTCCTCTTGGGAGAGATAATGATCCTTGTTCTTTCTTGCCCACTTTGAAACCTCCGTTAAGTCAATCCAGCGTTCTTTAACGCCATCGACTTTTAATACATGTACTCCCTCCTTCCATAACCCCCTTTGTATCCGTTTGTTAACGGCTTCTACCGTTTCCCCCGCGTCCCTGCAGTACGTAGAAAGGGGTACACAGTCAAGACTCATGACTGACCTCCCGCCCAAATGCCTGGGCATTTTCCAGTTCATTTGCCGCATAGATAAGTGCGTTGTGGTGCGCTCTAAAACCGCCATCAAGTTCGCTGGCCGCTCTCTTGCGCAGAATGTCGATCGCAGCCTGATAGTCATTCTGGTAATCGGCTGACTTTTCAGCCGAACTGGCCGGCAGATCCCCCAGCACCATCAACATGTTTTCCGGATCGATGGGAATGGTGGCGAGCCCCAGCTCTTTGGCCTCGACCGCTAAACGGGTCCAGCGTTCAATAATTTCAGTGGTACCTTTTTTCATGGCATGCCTCAGAAACCTATCAAAAATTTATACTCAATCAGCGCGCCGAACACGACGGCCACCAGCAACAGGCCAAACAGCAGAGAAAGGAAGAATGCTTTCATTTTCTGTCCTTCAGTTTGCTGTATAGTTCATGGCTCATTACTTCCCAGTTCTGGCCGCCGTCTCGGGACAGCAGCCGCCAGCGGCGATTAACCCTCAGGCTCAGGTTTCCGGAGCCGTGCATACGGCAGGGATGAATCCGCCTGGCTCTGAACTGGCGGAGGACATGGACCGCCTGCAGGTGCACCCACTCAGGAATTCGTATCGCTGTCAGGGCCATTGTCCTTCTCTCCTGCAGGTGGGGTGATCGTGTAACCGGCGCGTTCAGCCATCCATAAAAAAGTCTCCAGCGATGCTGTAACCTCGCCGTTCTGAACCGGGCGCGCGTGGATAACTTTCCCGTTCTCGATTGTCAGCACGATATTTACTGGTTCGTGCGTGATAATTGGTGTCTGATCACTCATGGCTTGTCTCCGCTGTGACTGATTTTTGTTTCTTGGCAAACTCAACCAGCTCAGAAATGAGCTCGTCGATTAATGCCTTTCCGCTTTCTGTCAGGAACTCACCGCTGCCATTCACATCTACGGCGTTGCTGTAAATTCCTCTGATGGCTTTTACGCCGTCAATATTCCCGTATTCACTGAGAGCCAGCTTTTCGAATCGTCTCAACAGACCATCAAGCAGTATTTCTGTTAATTCGACGGTGTTTATTCCCCCCTTAGGCATATTAATAATGATGCAGGTGCTTCCGGTTTTACGCTGGTGGCGTAATAACGAGGCTTTAAGTATTCGGCGTCGATATGTTTCTATTAATTTATCCATTGCGCTGTTCTTCCTCCAAACTCATAACTATTTCTTCCTCCTTTTCGGTCCATCCGTGAATCTCAGCGGCCAGGTCATAAACCAGAGCACATAGAGTTTTAAGTTGAAATCGGTCGAGCTTGTCGTGATATTCATATAATGTTTGCGACAAACCAGATAACTGTTCTGCTTTGATATTCACACCCTGAATATCCTGCCTTTTAAAATGCTCATAATTACCGTCCATATGCTTTTTTAAGGTAAAGTCGAGCGATTACCTCGTAACCGCAGGCCGCATAAAGGCATGCTGTTCTATATGCCGATTTATCAATGATGAAAGTCATACGAAGCGCCTCACAGCCAAAGAAGCACCACCCGACCGTAAATTTTGATTTCTTTCTGTTCATCGGTATTAAGGATGAAAGTTTCGTAATGATGGTTATCAGAGATGATTTTTAATGAGCCATCAGCTAATGGCTCAATTCTCTTAATGAAAAGGCATGGGCGACCAAAAGCATCCATTGTGTAAACATAAATGCCAGAGGTAAGCGCACGTCCACCGCAATCAACGAAAGCCACAACCTCACATGGTTCGATGGTCGGCTGCATTGAATCACCTTCCATCCGGCAGCTTTGTACGCGGTTGCCAAAGTCATTGATGTTGTCAGATCCGAACAGCATTTGAGGGGTTTTAACTGGCTGATTAATTGCGACGGAATTTTGCATTTTCATTTCCTCAGGGTGAGTTTGGTCACACCATTTAAGGTGTTTTATTAATTGTTTTTATTTATAGTGATTTAATTTCGAAGTTATTTATTTGTTCGTTTACTTCTTCTAATGTTTTTACAACTAAAGTAATTAATGCGTGTTCTCTTATTTCTTCCTCGGAGGTCATTTTTTCAAGGAGTAACCATAATGAAGATGAACAACAAGTTATATCGTGCGCCCAACTCATGACCATAGAGCTTGTTTCATCTTTATTGAGAACTACAGTATCAGTTATCATTGTTTGTTCTCCGGCCAATCATGCCCGATTTCGCGATTTATAACTGAAAGATTTTTCTTTAATTGGTTAATGCAAATTTGAATGAGGGCTGCTGGCTTATAGCCAGTATCTGGATCAGATTCGGCATATTCAAGCACGTTTACCACGCGATCAATATCCATAGCTAGCTGGTGGATGGGACCATTTTCAGATACCAATTGTTGAGTGCTCATCTTCCTGCTCCGTTTGCTTGTTGATGATTAAACAATACATAACGTATTAACCATCGTCAATACAAAACGGATTAATCTGATGTATTAATTTTTATCTAGATGTTTGTTAAGGTTTTTTTGTTTGATTTTGTGACGGAGGGAATAAAAAAAGCCGCTTTCGCGGCTCGTACACTATGGCAGGTTGGTTATTTTTGCATCGACCACGACGCCGATAATACGGCAATTACCATTTATGGGAATGATCGGGTATTGAGGGTTTAACGGCTTGAGGAATCGTTGACCAGCATCGATAACCAGCTTTTTGAAAGTGGCCTCGTTATCCCCATCGAGCTTAGCGACAACTAACTTTCCGTTGATGGGTTCAACCTGAGGATCGACCAGTATAACCATGCCTTCAGGAATGCTAAGCCCGGCTGGCGATGTCATCGAATCCCCTCTGACATCTAACCAGAATGAGTCTTCTGAACATTCCACGGTTGTATCATACCAGCGGTCGATCGCGCGCCTATGATATGGCTCCACTGCTTCCATCCAATCCCCTGCGCTGACCCAACTGATTACGGGGTAGCTTCCTTTCGATTCATTCATGGCGTGAAATGACACATTATGATCAGCTCTTGCGTCGCTCACTGCGCCGTCAGCGTCAACCACAAAACCTGGCATTTGTAGAATTTTAAAAATTTTTGCTATGACCTCCAGGTTTGGTTCACGTCTTCCGTTCAGCCAATGGCCTAGCCCACCCTGTGTCATACCGAGTGCTTCAGCTAGCTGTTCTTGAGTCATTCCGACTTCTTTCATCCTGGATTTGGCCAGGTCCTGCCATCTCTGTTTCATAGACATGATTATTACAATCCGTATTTTTTGAGCAACTTCCATTTTGTATTATTGTTTTATGTGTGTATAGTACGTTATGTATTATTTAGATAGGAACTATCCGAATGAGCGGTATTAAGAGCCTAAGGCTGAAAGCAAAAGTGACCCAGGGTGAGCTGGCAGCGTTGATCGCTAGCTCTCAAGGGGCCGTTAGCCACTACGAAACTGGTCGTCGAATCCCAGATATTGAAGTTGGGAAACGCATTGTGAGCGCCTTTAAGCAGCTCGGATATGAAACCAGTCTGGATGAGGTTTTTTCCGATGAACATACCGGAGACCAACTTCGATAACGCACTGCTGCCAGATACCCACTCACAAGCTGATGCCGAGTGGATTAAGCAGCAGTTACTTAGCCTGATACCTACTGCACGACAAAAAGCTATCCAGCGTTATGCAGCTGTGTATCAGGAGACGTTCGAGGCTGAACCCGTTTCCTACCGCAAGGAGAACCGGGCAAGGCATGAAGCAAACACAAGGCTTCGCCTGTTTGTAAGAAATCAGGGCAGAGCTTTACAGGGGTATACCGCCGAACCTCCCCTGGCTGGATCGCAATCGCGCTCCTCATTGTTTCGGGTTTAAAGGTACCCGAACAGAGCAGGCTTAAAGGTGCCTGTTCAGGTTGGCAACCAACTGACCCAACTCCTCATATGTACTAGGGAAGTAGTACGTTTTTATGGGGAAGAGGGAAAGGGGGGTAAGGGGGGATTGGGTGTAGGGGCAGGAATAGGGTCTTTTCCAACAGGAGAGATCCATTGGTTAAGTAGATCACTGTCTTAAGGGTGCAATTTAAAAAAACGCCTGTATCAGCAAGGTAGTACGGAGCGCTCAGGCGCTGAGAAACGAAAATGGTTCTTCCTGGAAGAGTGATTTTTCAGAGGAGCTGAATCAGAAGGGAGGCTGGCAGCCTTTGGGGAGGCCACCAGCCATGTGAGGGGGAATCCATGAAAACCACATCACAAAATTATTATCTCATCAGCACGGGAGTTGCACAATGGAGCTGACGATCACGCCGAATTTTGCACAGGAACGAGCGCTAAACATGTTGCGCCGTGATTGGAAGGCAAACGACACCTTCATGGTGTATTCGCCAACCGGTAGCGGTAAAACGGGTTTGGCCGCCTTCATCGTTGCCGGGTTTGTCAGCCGTGGTATGCGCGTCCTTTTCTGTGCACCGTACACCATCCTGATCGGTCAGACGGCTAATCGGTTCGTGGAGTATGGATTACCGGGGGATGAAATCGGTTATATCTGGGCGGATCACCCGAACTACGATCCGGACCGGAAAATTCAGATTGCCAGCGCCGACACGCTTATTCGTCGTGTTTTTCCTGAAAATATTGATCTGCTGATTATCGACGAAGCACACCTGCGTAAAAAGCGCATCCTGAAGGATATCGAACGTCTGCGCGGCAAAGGCGTAAAGGTGATTGGCCTGTCGGGTACTCCGTTTTCCCCGTTCCTGGGCAAATACTATGACCGACTGATTAAACCGACCACCATCGGCGAGTTAATCCAGCGTGGCGATCTGAGTAAATACGAATTTTACGCGCCAACTAAGCCGGATCTGAAAGGAGTTAAAACCAAAGCATCGCTTGAGTACGGGAGCGATTACAACGAAACGCAGCTGGCTGAAATCATGTGCGGCTCTACGCTGGTGGGCGACATCGTACAGAACTGGCTGGAGAATGGCCGGGATCTGCCTACCATCTCTTTCTGTGTCAACGTAGCCCACGCCAATTACCTGACAATCCAGTTTAACTTGGCGGGTGTTAACGCTGAGGTTATGACCGCCGACACTCCAGTGGATGAACGCCAGACCATCATTCACCGCTTTGAAACCGGTGCAACGAAAATCATCGTTAGTGTGGGCGTTCTGGTGGCCGGCTTCGATAGTGACGTTCGTTGCATCATCTACGCCAGGCCAACAAAAAGCGAAATTCGCTGGCTGCAGGCGCTCGGGCGTGGCTTGCGCACCGCTCCGGGTAAAGAGTCCTGCCTCATCTTCGATCACAGTGGCACCGTGCACCGCCTGGGTTATCCAGACTCTATCGAATATGACGATCTTCCGGGTAAATCAGACGGGATGGAGGAGGGCGCGCGCCGCGCAGCTGAGGAACGAGCAGAAAAGCTGCCTCACGAATGCTCGCAATGCCACTTCATGAAGCCTGCTGGCGTCTATGTATGCCCGAAATGTGGGCATAAGCCGCTGGGCGGTGAGGACGTTGATACCGACACTGGCCGCAAACTCAAAAAGCTGGGTAAAAACCAGCATCAGCCCACTAAGGCAGAGAAACAGGCCTGGTGGAGTCAGATCAAATTCTATCAACGCCAGCGCGTATCGCAGGGGAAAAAGCCCGTCAGCGATGGCTGGTGCGCAAACACCTTTCGCGAACGGTTTGACGAGTGGCCTAACGGGTTGAGTGATTTCCCGATGGAGATCACTCCGACCGTCTCTAATTTCATCCGGCACAAATTGATTGCGTATGCGAAAGGGCAGGAGAAGGCCAAGCGCCTGCAGGAGGCATCAGGCACGGCAGCACCATCCTCAGTACAGCAAGCACAGAAAGCGATTAGCGATATCAAACAGCAGTTAGGAAAACGAGCATGAAGACGGCAGAAGCGGCAAAAGGTCAATGGGCAATGATTTTTGAGCACTTCGGGTTACCTCCCATTAATGCCAGAAATCACTTTAAAGGCGAGTGTCCGGTATGTGGTGCGCGGGGAAAGCTGCGTATTGATGACCGGGACGGCCGGGGAACATGGATCTGTACCTGCGGCAGCGGTGACGGAATGAAGCTTGTCACTCTGACACAAGGGAAGCCATTCAATGAAATTTGCAGGGAAATAGACCAGCTGATTGGTAATAACTTTACCCGCGAAGCCTTCCCGCGCACTTCAGATGCAGTAAGCGCCCGAGATCGGGTTCTGTCCAAATTTTCGAAACTGGTCAACCTGAAAGGAACTACCGGGGCGGATTATCTGCAGGCCAGGGGAATTTATCAGCTCCCACAAGAGGCGGTGAAGTTCAATGATAAACAACGCTACGGCGGTAAGGTTTACCAGTGTCTGTATTCACTCGCAACTGACGACAAAGGCGAGCTTTGCTATTTGCACAGAACTTTACTGGACGGCAATCAGAAAGCCCAACTAAGGGATTCTGCCGGAGCGAAGCGCCAGAAATCTCTTCAGGACGAAAGCTATCTGGATCATGCCCGTTCCGTCGCTATTCGCATGTTCCCGGTAGCGACGACCCTCGGAATTGCCGAGGGTATCGAAACGGCTCTTTCCTGCAAGCAGCTGTACAACGTTAACACCTGGGCCACCATGACCAGCGGATTCATGAAGAAATTCCGTGTTCCTGCAGGTGTGAAAAATTTGATTATTTTCGCAGATCGAGACGTAAACAGCGCCACCGGATTGGCTGCGGCCACGGAATGCGCCCATGCCAACTTACTGGCAAAAAATGACCTGGAAAAAATCAGCATCTACTACCCGGATAACGGGGATTTTAACGACATGCTCATGAACGGCGATCAGGTTCGTGAGGTGGTTTTCTTCAAGAAAAAGGCGGCTGCGTAATGCGTACTGATAACAACGAACATAAAGCACTATTCACCATCCCGACGGCAGCGCACAGCTCCGCCCTCGCAAACATCAAGCCTCTGCCCGAGCAACGGAGAATCACCGGGCATAAGCAAACTGACGCTTATCTTTGGGTGCTGGAGGTGATCCGTCTGAACGAACCCGCACATCTGGACGCAGCCGAAGCCGCACTGGAGAAAATTGAAATCTCCCCAAAAGAGGCCGAGGAACGTTACGCGCGTTATTTGCTGGCGAATGGTGGCGATCCTTTCCAGGTCGCTTTCGGTACCATCGGTATGGATAACCCGGCACGGGCAATCAGGAACGCCCGGGAGGACATCAAAAAAGCAGCATCAGTCAGGGCCACGTTCGGCAGCTATGAGGCAGCTCTCGAAGATGTGGGGGCCGAGCGAGTAATCAAGTCTTCCCCGAAATTTATCGACGATCACCTTTGGGGATGGACTCCGGCCGAGAAGAAAGCTGGCAGCATTAACGGCAGCCGTATGAACGAAATTGATGAACAGCGCCGGGCATTTGTTGAAGGCTATCGTGATGTACTGCCAGAGCCCTATACGCTTTCTGACGTTGTTCGTGAGTTTGTTTACTGGGACTGGCTCTACAGCGTTCGTCACACTGCAACTAAAGAACAGGGCTATGAATTTGGTTACTCCGAGCATCACGAATCCGTATATGACCGCGAGCGCTACCTTGAAAAATTGCTGGAAACCATCAAACCCGTGACGCGAGCTGAAGCTATCGAGGTATGTCGCTGGTTCCTTGAAAGTGAAAAGGGGCAATACATGGAGAACCACGGCGCAGCGGTGATTCTTAACCTGGTAGGGGAGTGTGAAGAATGAAACTGGAAGCATCACTCAAACATTTTAGTCCTCAGGGAATGCACATCAGCGACGACGTGAAAGGAACCTCTCCGGATCGTATCACCGGCACCGATGTTATGGCGGCCATTGGTACCACCAGCAGTCGAGCGCGGTTTGGCCTGGCTGCCTTCTTTGGTAAGACCGGGATCAGCAAAAGCGATGAGCAGTTGGCTGTACAGGCTCTGGCGCGTCATGCAATGGAATCAGCGCCCAGGAATGTACGTAAAGCAGCTGCAGGCGAGTTTGGCTGGTGCATGCAGGTGCTCGCACAATTCGCCTTTGCCGAATACTCCCGTTCAGCGGAAACCAGCGTGACGTGTCACAGCTGCGGCGGCAGCGGATTAACCTCTCAGTATGAAGATGTGATCAAACATCCTGGAGTCTTCAACTCTGAGGGAATGGAAATCGTCCCGCCGAAAATCAAGCACGAACTGGTCAAGCGTAAATGCGCGGCATGTAACGGTAAAGGTGAGCTGTTGGCTCGATGCCGCTGCGGCGGAAAAGGTGAGGTGCTCGATCGCAAAGCCACAAGCGAGCGCGGCGCGCCGGTGTTTAAAACCTGCGAGCGCTGCAGCGGAAATGGGTTTTCTGCCGTATCATCTGCAACTGTCCATCGCGCCATTTTGAAGAGACTCCCGGATCTCCATCAGTCTTCGTGGTCACGTAACTGGAAACCATTTTATGAGAGGTTGGTTGATACGCTGATCAAAGGTGAAAGGCAAGCGGCGGAAGAGTTTGAGAAGGCTACCCGTTATTGATGCGATCGAAGCAAATGACAACATTTTTTTACTTTATAGCGTTGACTTTGCATAAGGTTGTCCTGTAAGCTTCAAATCGTGGGATATAACGCCTACACGAAATCAAACCCGCCTCCGAGCGGGTTTTTTTATGCCTAAATTTGGTCGCCGCGAATGAATACATTCATCATTTGTGCATCCGGACCGTCTCTCAATAAATCAGATTGCGAACTGATCTCCGGATCGGGGCTGCCGGTTATTGCTGTTAACTCCACCTGGCAAGCCGTGCCTGATTGTGAATACATTTACGCGGGTGATCTGCGCTGGTGGGATGCAAACATCGATGTTCTGCCGTCCTCCGCCTCTCGCTGGACCTGTAATTACCGGGCTCATAAACGCTATGGGCTAAATCTGTTTGATACAGATACCCGGTGGGCCTTCAACTCCGGGCAGCGCTCGATTCTGTTTGCTGCCAGCCAGGGGGCGAAAAATATCATCCTGTTAGGGTTTGACTGCTCCATTAATGGCGGTAGTCACTGGCATGGTGATCACGTCGGGCTGGATAATCCTACAGCAGAGAGTATCACTCGATGGCGCGGGGAGTTTGCCAATACCGCCAGAGCGCTGGCCGGTAAGGTGAATATCATCAACAGTAGCCGCCAGACAGCGCTTAAGTGCTTCCGGCGTCTCGGCCTCAATGAGGCTTTACACGAGGTAGCAAGTTAAACGTTCCTCTATTCATTGAAGGCATGCTGGGCATGGGTGACAACATCTACCAGCGCGCTTTCGTTAAGCAGTTGCTCACTGATGAAGGTATCAGGCGCTGGTTTGCAGAGCAGGGCTTCGAATGCGTGGAACACAACAAAATCGAGTGTGAGCTCGGGCGCAAAGATGTTGGTACTTACGCTTTCAGGCGTACTTGAGTTAACCCTCATTTTGCCCGCTTCGGCGGGCTTCTTTTTCAGGCTACGGGAATCATCCTCGACGTGCTTTGTGTTAACCAGCCCGATAGCCTGAACCCTACACACGGAAAATATATGTCTGATCCATTAACTGTAGCTGGTGGGTTTGCTGCCGGGACTGTGGGGGTGACGCTTGCCACTCTGTTTCCCGAAGCCACTCCCGGCGTAATGCTTTTCTCCCTGGGAGGCGCTGCGCTCTATGTGTTGACGTCTGAGCCGCACCAGATATGGAAACAGGCGGTATTCGCGATTATTTCGTTTCTTGGTGGCGTCTCGTTCGCGGTGCCTATGGCGACAATTATGGCTGGCGTTATTAATTCAGCACTGAGTTTGCTGACACCACCAGTGACCATCGAAGTATCACCAAATATCGGCGCGCTGGTGGCTGCATCCATTTCGGTCGCTATCCTTCTTCGCATTTTGTCCAAATCCAAAAACGGGAGCCTTCCCGGACTGGATGGGGGTGATGAATGATATGGGATTCGCTGATTCTTCACGCAAACGCGGTGGTTTGCCTGCTGATAATGTTCCGTCTGATGTTCTTCAACAAGACGGGAAAATCATACCGGCGTGGCGTCTCATTGTTCGCGTATCTGATAATTCTGTCAGCCGGGTATACCGCATTCCGGATCATCCACGGCGATTACATGCAGGTTGACCCTGGTGAATTCATGCTGAATGCGACGGTTTGCGTTGCGGTATGGGTTGCAGGTGGAAACCTGGCAAGATTTTTGAGGGCAACGTAATGCAAACCAGCGATAAAGGGATTTCCCTGATTAAAGAGTTTGAAGGATGCAAGCTTGCCGCTTACCAGGACAGCGTAGGTGTCTGGACGATTGGTTACGGGTGGACTCAGCCTGTCGATGGAAAGCCAATTTGTGCCGGGATGATGATTAAACAGGAGACAGCAGAGCGCCTTCTGAAAACTGGGCTGGTCAGCTACGAAAATGATGTCTCGCGCCTGGTCAAGGTTGGGCTGACTCAGGGGCAGTTCGATGCGCTGGTGTCGTTCACGTATAACCTTGGTGCTCGCTCCCTGTCGACATCGACCCTCCTGCGCAAACTCAACGCCGGTGATTACGCTGGCGCTGCCGACGAGTTCCTGCGCTGGAATAAAGCCGGTGGCAAAGTCCTGACTGGGCTGACCCGTCGGCGTGAGGCGGAGCGTGCTCTGTTCTTGTCGTGATTACCCTTGCTGATATTAAAGCCTCATGGCGTCTGATACTGCTGGTGGCCGTCATTGCTGTAGTCGCCGTGCTGTGTGTCCTGCTGGCAAATAGCCGATCTGACGTCGCTACGCTGAAAAGTGCAAACGACGTTCTGCGCAGTGACAACACCCTGCAGGGGACGGTTATTGCTGCTCAGGCTTTCAACTTCAATCGGTTTAACCTGGTGGCCGAAAACGCCAGCCGACTAAATGCACTGATTGATGCCAGCTCCGATAAAACTGTTATCGAATATCGGGAGATCCTCCGCCGTGAAAAAACCTGTGATCTGCCTGTTCCTGCTGATGTCGCTGGTGGGCTGCTCAGCTACGCGAACAGTTTACGTGCCAGCGCAATGCTCACCGATTCCGGGAACGCTGACGCAGCCGGTGATAGCACCACTACCGCCAGCGCGCTGACCTATTGCCAGGCTGTTCTCTGGATCAAGCCGCTGCTGGCCGCTATCGAAAAAGCGAATAATCAGCTGGCTGGAATACGCCAGATCGAGAAGGACAGGCAATGATTATTGCCAGCATGACATTACAAAAGCCATTCACTGAGTGGCTTTGATAATGTTTTTTGAGTGAGGATTGTTCAGCATGGCTTCGATAAAAGAATCCACTGATGCCATTGGACAATCAAAATATTACGTCCACTGGAAGGATGAAAAATCCGGTCATGGACGCCGCCGCATTTTTAAGAATATTGATGATGCCGCTCATCTTTTCTGGCAAAAACAGAATATCGAGCTGGATTGTCGAACTGCCAGCTGGACCGGAATAGACCATTCCTGGACTTTCCGAAAGTTAATTCTGTTTTATCTGGGGTATCAGGCCGGCAAGCTGGAAAAAAATATCATTCGGTTGTCGTCATATACGAAATGCCGTCACGATCTTCTCGCTGTAGACGGCCCGATACTGGAAAAAAATATTCTCCATATCAGCCATCGCGATATCGTTGAATCGGTACGCACCGGCTGCCATCGCTGGATTCGTTCGGCTTTCTTCCTGCTGGTGGAAAAGCGGCTCATCACTTTTAACCCTGTTGACCGTCCCGCGCGCCGGAAGCGTCGACCCATCACCATACCGCCATCATCATCGGTCAGAGAGCTACTGAATAACGCGCCAGTTCGTGAGCGTATCGCGTGCTGGCTCGGGATTTGTGGCCTGCGCATCGGTGAGGCTCTGGCGGTTACTTATAACGACGTGTCAGCCGACTGGATCGACATCCGGGGGCATGTTGTTGATGGCGTTATACATGAAGGGCTGAAAAGAGGCGTGGAGCGCCGGGTACGGATGCCGCGTGAGCTTTTTGCGTTGCTGGATAAAAGTAAACTCGGTACCTCTGAGCCTCTTATCTGCAACCAGTTTACCGGCGCATGCCTCGCTACCAGTTACGGCACTCAGGGCGTTCTCGTCAGAACCCTGAACGACTATGGCATTAAACGATTCCATCATCTTCGCCACTTTGCTGTATCTCGCCTGGCAAACAAAGGCGTCGATATTCTGAAGGTTTCCCGACTTATTGGGCATTCGAACATCAAAACCACAATGGACGTTTACGGTCACCTGTTCGGTGAAGTGGTGGAGATGGATTTGGATTGAGTTATCCACATAGTGGAAATATTAGGGCGATCCACTATCTCCCCATTCTGCGCGGCCTCCGGGCATTAAATCGCAGTTTTTACGGAAAATCGATAACTCCGCATTTTTTGACGTTTTTAATTCCGCACTTAAACCCAGCAGGCTTGCGGCCCCGGAGCAGATTTTTTCTCAGAATTATTCCGCACGCAAAATGCGGAAAAATAATTTTGAACAAAATATAAACAGCACTCGATTTCAGGTAAGCGTATGGCCCGTAAAAATAGCTTTAAGAAGGCCTACGTCGGTATCGTTATTGATATGGCTCTGGCCCGTAACAAGATCTCAAACCGCATGGTTGCCCAGCGACTGGAAATTGACGAGGCGACTATCCGCAACTGGCGCAAGGAACATGCCGACTTTAATCGTGCCTTTACCGAGGCTCGCGAAGTTCTGATGGAAAAAATTAACAATGTTGCAGGTAAAAGCCTGGACGTTCGCAAGCGAAAGATTGTTAGCCGGGGACCAAAGGGGCTGACAACAACCATTGAAGATGTTCTGCCCACGCATAACGATATTGCTGTTTTCTCGAAGGCTCTCGGTCTTGGTACCAGCGTCTATAGCGAGGAAGAACGCCAGCGTGATGTGCTTCGCGAGGTGATGAAACATAAGGTGGCCGGGAAATACTCTGCGCTACAGGCGGCGCAGCTGCTTGAGGCTGAGGGGATAAAGGTTCCGGCAACCCTGCTTATGGAGCTGGGAGCACCGAAAATTTTCGAATCGTTCAACAATATGGACGAGGCAGCCAAAGCCGACGCGGCGAACCTGTCCCCGCATGAGGCCGCAGATATCTACAAAAAATTCATGGGCTGAAAATTGCAAAAACAGGCGTTTCGAACCGAAAAAACGCTATGCACTTTTTGACCCGTTTTATGCACGTTTTATTCATCCCGATTTGACCACTTTTCTGTTCAAAACAGAGGCTTCGCGCCGTTTGCGTGATGGATGCTGTTGCGCCAGTGCGGGTAACGACCATTATGTTAAATCGGGGCGTTTTTGAGGAATTTTTCTGTGCCGATCCCGTTCCCCTTTGACTTCCGCAAACCGGACTATACCGCCGTGTTTGAGTGGAGAATGGAGAGGCTGGAGCGGATCAGGAAAGCGCCTGAAATGCTTCCGGCACTCCGTGAGTTTTACCGCACTAACCCGGCCCAGTTCATCATCGACTGGGGCATGACGACGGACCCGCGTAACCTCGATTATGGCCTGCCTGCCACCATCCCGTTTTTGCTGTTCCCCCGCCAGGAGGAATGGATTAACTGGATCATGGACAGACGCGGAAATCGTGAAAACGGGCTTACAGAGAAAAGCCGTGAAATGGGGCTGAGCTGGACTTCTGTCGGCCTTGCCTGCTCTCTGTGTCTGTTTAACAAAGATATGGTGATTGGTTTTGGTAGCCGTAAAGAGATGTACGTGGATTCCACGAGCGACCCAAAATCACTTTTCTGGAAAGCAAGAAAATTTATTGAATTGCTCCCGGTAGAGTTTCGCGGTGGCTGGAATGAAAAAAAGCACTCCAGATTCATGGAGGTGGAATTTCCGGAATCAGGGGCGATCATCAAGGGAGAGGCTGGCGATAACATTGGCCGTGGTGACCGTACCACGCTTTATTTCGTGGATGAGTCGGCATTCCTTAAACGGCCATTACTCATCGACGCTGCGCTCTCTCAGACGACCCGCTGCCGTATAGACCTCTCATCCGTCAACGGCATGAATAACCCGTTTGCCCGTAAGCGCCACAGCGGAAATATCCCGGTGTTTACGTTCCACTGGCGCAGCGACCCGCGCAAGGATGATGAGTGGTACCGCAACGAATGTCTGAAAATTGATGATCCGATTATCGTTGCTCAGGAACTGGACCTGAACTACAGCGCATCCACAGAGGGGATTCTCATTCCTTCTGAATGGGTGCAGGCTGCCGTCGACGCGCATATCAAACTGGGTATTCAGCCCAGCGGCCAGCGCCTCGGCGCAATGGATATCGCAGACGAAGGGAAAGACAAAAACGGCTTTTCTTGCCGCTATGGCTTCCTTCTGCAGAACGTTCACGAATGGTCTGGTATTGGCAGCGACATCTATGCTTCTGTCGTTAAATCGTTTGGGTACTGTGACGATTACGGTCTGGATGAGTTCCGTTTCGATGAGGACGGTCTGGGTGCTGGTGCGCGTGGCGATGCTCGCGTGATAAACGAGCTCAGGCAGGCTGAAGGCCGGGGAACAATCACAGCTACGCCTTTCCGTGGTAGCGGTAGCGTATTCAATCCGGAAGATGAAGCCGTTCCTGGTGATAACGGTAAAGCGGCGCGCCTGAATAAAGACTTCTTCGCGAACGCGAAAGCACAGAGCTGGTGGCATCTTCGCAAGCTGTTTCGTAACACTTTCCGCGCGCTGAACGGGATGGACTACAACCCCGACGAAATCATTTCGATAAGCAGCGAGATAGAAAATATTGACCGCCTGCTGATGGAGCTTTCACAGCCTACATGGTCGAAAAACGCCGTCGGTAAAATCCTCGTGGATAAACAGCCGGAAGGCACAAAATCGCCGAACCTTGCAGACGCCGTAATGATTAATTACGCGCCGATGGATTCATCTCTTGATACCTGGGCCAAACTGGCCGGAGCGTGACATGTCCCGAAAGAAACGCCAGAACGGCGCACAGCAGCCCGTTAGGACATCTGACGGGTACAACAATTTCACGGCCAAACTTGGCAGCGACACCAGAAACATCCAGACGGGCGGAATGTACATGCCGGGGTACATCAGCCGTAACAGGGTGATGCTGGAGTTTGCGTATCGTTCATCGTTCCTCGTGGGGGCCGGTGTGGATGCGATGGCCGATGATATGACCCGCAAGGGCATTAACATCAGCTCAAAGCTGAAACCCGGCCAAAAGGGCAAGCTCGAAACCTTCTGGGATGAGCTCGCTATATGGGATGGGCTTAACGATAACCTCAAATGGTCCCGATTGTACGGTGGCGCGGTGCTGGTGGTCCTGCTTGAAGGGCAGGATATGTCCTCCCCACTGAAACTGGATCGTATTAAAGATGGGCAGTTTAAGGGCGTGATGAGCCTTGACCGCTGGATGGTTAACCCGAGTTATTACGATCTCGTTACTGATTACGGTCCCGATTTTGGGAAACCGAAATATTACAAGGTAATCACGAACCAGCAGGGGATTCCCCCCTGGAAGATCCACCATAGCCGCGTTATCCGCATGGAGGGTGATACGCTACCTTTCCAGCAGGCCCAAACGGAAAACGGCTGGGGGATGTCTGTTGTGGAGCGTATTTTCGAGCGTATCGAGGCGTTCGATACTGCAACGGTCGGCACCACACAGCTGATCCACAAAGCACATCTGCGAACCTACAGTATTGAAAAGCTTCGTGACATCCTTGCCAAAGGCGGTGATCTGGAAAAGTCGCTGATGAAGCACATGGACATGATTCGTGAGTTTCAGACCATCGAAGGCATGACCATGATGGACTCAAGGGATAAATTCGAGACCCACAGCTATACGTTTGCGGGTATCGCTGATGTCCTTCTGCGCTTTGCTGAGCAGGTTTCCGGCGCGACGGGAATTCCTCTCGTCCGTCTGTTCGGGCAGTCCCCTGCAGGTTTCAACACCGGCGACGGCGATCTGGAAAACTACTACAGCCGGGTTAACTCGCTGCAGGAGAGACGCTTACGCCGACATATCCGCTGGCTGCTCGATATCTCCTGGCGCTCTCTGTTCGGTGAACCACTGCCTGACGATTTTACATTCGAGTTTAACAAGCTCTGGGAGATGTCAGACGTGGACCGTGCAACTATGGCGAACAATGTGGTTACTGCACTCGGTACCGCCGTTCGTGACCTCGGGATGCCACCTGCAGCAGCGCTTAACGACCTCAGGAACATTTCTGATGTGATTGGCATCGGTGGTTCTATCACTGACGAGGACATAGAAGATGCGAAGGCCCAGTGGGAGGAGGATGAACCTGAAACCATCCCTCCGCCGCCGTTCGGAGATCCAGTATCGAAAAAGCCTGTTGGCGATAGCAAACCAGATAGGGCAGATCGTCGATGGTACCTACGATGGTTCACAGGCTAGCGCTGACAACATTTCGAAAACGCTGGTGGACTATTCCGAGGTAATCAGCGACTGGGCAGAGCAGGTCGGGCGAAGGATGTTTGCCCAGGTCGAGCAGGAGGAATGGAATCAGTGGAAATCGGTATCAGAGGAAATCGGCGCTGGCCTGCGCGATGTGGTGGGTAATACCCCCGTCGGGCTGGTGGCGCAGGATATCGTGTACCGCCAGATCCAGCTGATGAAGTCCCTGCCGCTGGAAGCAGCCGATCGCGTGATGGACATACAACAGCGCGCAATGCAGGCGGTTATCACTGGTGAACGTCCGGACGAGCTCTACGAGATGATCATGGCCTCCGGTGACGTGGCCGCCAGCAGGGCGCAGCTGATTGCCCGTACAGAGATTGGACGAGCTACCGGCGCGCTGACGCAGGCCAGAGCCCTTTCGGTTGGATCAGAGGGCTACTGGTGGCGTATCGAGGGGGCCGGAACGCGCGATTCTCATCGCAAGATGAAAGATAAATTTGTGCGCTGGGATAACCCACCGACGCTGGACGGCATGACCGGACACGCCGGATGTTTGCCGAACTGCAAATGCTGGCCTGAAGTACAGATTCCTGCACCGAGAAAATGAAAAATACGGCTTTCAGCATTCATTTCATGCGAACTGCAATACCCGCGAAATGTTATGAAAATGTTGTATTCGAAAAGGCCGATTTTCAGCCCAGTTAATCGCTACTTTTACGGCTTTAGGGGGACATTTTAATCGAGTCCATTTTCGTCGGTGCGGGTAAGAACCCTTATGTTAAATAGCCCGTTATTTCGAACATTTTTCCCATCTCACAAGGTCGCCACTGGGCGGCCTTTTTGTTGCCCGTAATCGAGCAGGTAACCCATGAAATATTTCTTCACTACACGCCTGGGCGAAACGCGCTATCTACAGGCGGACGGCTCGCTGCTGTGTAAAGACGTGCCGATCGCACGCACAGGGACGCAGGTCTATTTACCTGAGGAAATCGACCTCGAACCGGACGGCACCGGCACGGTGACAGTCTGGCGAACGGAAGACGAGGTGTTTTCCCCGGAGACGATGGCGAGCTTTGAGGGCGTAGCCGTCACGCTGGGGCATCCAGAGGACAGCCTGGGCAACATCGTTTTCGTGAACCCTTCTAACTTCGCAGAGTTGGCACACGGACACATTCAGAACGTCCGGCGCGGCATCGGCGAAAAATCGGATCTGCTCATTGCTGACGTGCTGATTAAACGCCAGGAAGCAATCGACGCGGTGAATTCTGGCCTGACCGATGTCAGCTGTGGCTATGACGCGCAGTACAAGCAGCTGGCACCCGGCAAAGGCAAGCAATACCAAATCACAGGTAACCACCTCGCTGTCGGCATCGACCGGGGGCGTGCTGGTGGCCGCTGTGCAATCGGGGATTCCATCCCATCAACAACAAAGGAGAAGCCTGTAATGTCATGGCTTAAAAAACTGGCTCAGGCCATTAAGACGAAAGATGAGGATGCGCTTGCAAAACTCATCGACGAAGCGCCGGATATGCCGTCTGATGGCATGCCTTCAATCCCCGGTTCCTCTATCACCATCAACATTCCTTCACAGGCCACAGCCTTACCTGAAGGCAATCGCACCACTACGGACGAAGGCGATCCGAACAAAGACAAAACCGGCACCGGCGATGAAGAAATCCCGGCCTGGGCGAAATCGCTGCTGGCTCGTCTGGAAAAGCTGGAGGGTAAAACCACCGACGGCGATCCGGACCCGGGCAACATGACCACCGACGAAGACGAAGAAGAAAACCGCAAAGTGACGGGTGATGCAGCCTTTAAGCGCAACCTGATCGCCGATGCGGAAATTATCTGCCCTGGCTTCCAGCCTGCTGGCGATAAGAGCCTGAAGCGTCAGGTGCTGAGTCATGCAATGCGCACCGGTGACAGCCTGAAATCGTTCGGAGTGGATGATTTCTACAAAGCGCCTAAGGCTACGGTCGACGCGGTGTTTACTGCCGCCGTGGCGCTGCATAAAGCGAAAAATCAGCTGACCCCGCTGAACAACATTACCCGCACCGCGGACAGCGGAATCAGCACTAAACACCTTTCCCCGGCAGAACTGAACAAGGTCAACGCCGAATTCTGGGCAAAAAACAAATAAGGTAAATCATCATGGCAGGTACTGCATATTTAACGCGCATGCCCTTGGGCATTGCCGGGGGCGTTACCCGTCCTCGTGATCTCACCATCGAGCCGGTAAGCCTGGACTACACGAAGCAGTTCGCGTCCTACGGGCTGCCGGGTAAATACGTGAACGATAAATTCGTTCCGCTGGAATCAGGCGACACTATCAGCAAAGTGAAAGGGATTCTGGTTCGACCGTTCCCGATTACCTCTGCTCTGGACCTTGCTTACATTGGTGTGACGGTTAATCAGGTTGGTGACAACCTGAAACGCGGTTACATCTGCGTAACTGCTACCGCAGGTAACGCGGCGACCGCGAAAAAAGGCGATCCGGTTTACGTTCGCGTGGCTGGTGGCACCACTCAAAGCCCGGTTGGCTCCTTTGTGCTGTCTCCGGACTCTACCGCATCAAATACACCTCAGCTGCCAAATGCAGAGGTCATGGGGCCGGGTGAAGCCGACGGCCGTATTGAAATCGCTTATAACATCTGAGGGAATAATTAATGTTTACAATTGACAGAGCGACCATCGACTCCACCGGCGCGTTTCTGGTCGGCGAACTGGAGCGCATGGATCAGACGCTGAACATGCCTTTAGTGTCCTACAAATGGTCACGCGACATGCCGCTGCGCAGCGATATTTCTATCGCTGATGAAGTGTCATCCTTCACTAATACCGATTTCGTCGGCGTTGGTGGTCCAAACCCTAACGGTAAAAACTGGATCGGTAAAAAAGCCACTGCCATTCCTGGTATCGAGCTCGATATTCAGCCTACCCGTAACAACCTCACCTTGTGGGGGCAGGAAATCAGCTGGACGGTGCCGGAACTGGCTTCTGCCCAGAAACTGGGCCGTCCGGTTGATGTCCAGAAATACGAAGGCATGAAGCTGAAGTGGAACATGGACACCGACGAACAGGTTTATATCGGTGATAACGAGCTCGGCGTTGCTGGCTTGCTGAACCTGCCGGATGTTACTCCTGTTGCTGCAGCTGCAGCGTGGACCGCAACCACCGATCCGGATGTGATTGTTCAGGATATCAACCTGGTGCTGTCTGATGGCTGGGTTCGTTCTGGTTATGCGGTCTGCCCGGCAAAAATCGGTCTGGCTCCGGAGCTGTTCGGCCTGCTGGCGAGCAAAAAGGTTTCCTCTGCAGGGAATATCTCCGTGCTGGAATACGTGAAGATTAACACCATCGCGTTTCAGGAAAACGGCACGCCACTGGAGATTGTCTCCATGAAGTGGGCCTCCAAGCGTGGCGCTGGTGGCGCGCATCGTATCGTTGCTTACACCCAGGACGAAAAATACGTTCGCTTCCCTATGGTTCCTCTGCTGAACACGCCGCTGGAGTATCGCGGACTGCAGCAGTTGACCACTTACTACGGCAAGCTGGGCCAGGTGGAAACCCCGTATTCCAATACGATCTCTTACCTGGACGTTCCGGCGTCTTAACCTGAAACGGGCGGGGAAACCCGCCTTTTTTTATGGAGCAAAAACATGAAATACGTTGTTTCCGGTGGCGCGACACTCAGCTTTGCCGACGGTTCTAAATTTGAGCTGTCTCAGGGCATCCACGACAGTTCCTCTTTCCCGAAAGAAGTTAAGGACCACTGGGCCTTTAAAGCCTATGCGCGCCCGATTGACGAAGCCGACCTGGCGAACGAGCAGAGCAATGAAGACCTTTCCGCGAGCCTTGTTCTCCTGGCAGAAGAAAATAACACCCTGAAAGCGCAGCTGGCTGAGCATGAAAAAACCATCACCGCGCTGGGGAATGAAAACACAGACCTTAAAGCGCAGCTGGCAGCCGCTCAGGCACCAGCAGGCGGTAAACCTGCCGACAGCACGGACAAAACCGATAACACCGGCGGGGACGCGAAAAATGCCAAAAAACAGCAGGCTTCCGACTAACGAGCAGTTCCGCACCGACTTTCCCGAGTTCGCCGACAAAACACGCTACCCGGACCCCTCAGTGAACTTCTATCTGGGGCAGGCCGATTCGCTTCTGAATCAGGACGTACAGGGCGATCAGTTCGTCTACCTGGCCGAACTATTCACGGCTCACTATACGGAGCTGCGCGGACGCACGATGGCCGCTGCTGCCGCTGGGGGTGTGAACAGCAACGGCGCAGCAGGTGTTGTGTCCTCTAAATCAGTGGCCCTGCCTTG